GCCCGGTGGGGCGACCCGTCCCGCCTGACAGCCCCTCTTCGCGGGGGCGTCTTGCCTGTGCGTTGTGCAACGTGGCTGGCGTCCAGTGTGACGAGTGAACCGAGAACCGTCAAGGAGGCGGCTCGCTGATGTCCGCCAAACGCAGGAAGCCCGACCCGCCGAAGAAGGCAAAGGGGAAGGCCGCGGCGAAGAAGCCCGCCAAGGTCGCTCCGCCGAAGAAGCCGCTGGCTCCCGCTAGCCCGCCAGCCAACCAGCCAACCGACCGCGGCCAAGCCCATCGCGACCGCGAGGCCGCGCGTCGCCGCGAGATCTCCAAGTCCGTGAAGGAAGTCGGTCCGCTCCCGGGCGTGGTGAATCCGGCCCGGAAAGCCCGCGGTCGCAAGTCGCTGCAGGCGTTTGCCGAGGAGTACTTCCCGCGGCGGTTCAAAATGGCGTTCGCCGCGCCGCACCTGGCCGCGATCACATCCATGGAGGCGTGCACGGATCACGGCGGCAAGTTCGCGGCGGGCATGCCCCGCGGCATGGGCAAGACGACGCTCGCCGAGGTCGCGGTGATCCGGGCGATCGTGTACGGCTTGCGGCGGTTCGTGATGCTCGTGTGCGCGACGACTCCGCTCGCAAAGCGTCGACTGAAGCAGATCCTCCGCGAGTTTGAGTCGAACAAGCTGCTCGCCGAGGACTTCCCGGAGGCGTGCCACTGCATCCGCAAGCTCGAACGGGTGCATCAGCGGGCGAAGGCGCAGGAGTTGGACGGCAAGCCGACGATGATGGAGATCAACTCGAACTCGATTGTTCTGCCGGCGATCGACGGCTCGCCGTGTTCGGGCTCGATCATCGTCGTGGCGGGCATGGGCGGCGCCGTCCGTGGCCTCAACATCCTCGGGCCCGATGGCGAGTCGCTGCGACCGGACATGGTGCTGCTCGACGACGTGCAGACGCGGAAAAGCGCGACATCGCCGACGCAAACCACGGCCCGCGAGTCGATGATCCTCGACGACATCCTGGGTTCCGCCGGCGGCGACGTGGAGATCGCGGCCGTGATGCTCTGCACGGTGATCGCACCGAACGACTTGTCCGACCGCTTCCTCTCGCCGGAGGTCCGCCCCGAGTGGCAGGGCGTCCGCACGCGCATGCTCGAGGCGTGGCCGGCGAACATGGAGCTATGGGACCAGTACGCCGAAGTGCGGCGCGAATCGTTCCGAAGCGGCGACCGCGGCAAGCGTGCGAACGAGTTCCTGAAAGCGAACTTCGAGGAGATGCACCGCGGGGCCCGGGTCTCGTGGGAGGAACGGAAGAAGCCGGGTGAACTGACGGCGCTGCAAAGCGCGATGAACCTCTTCTACGACAACCCGCGGGGCTTCAAGGCGGAGTTCCAGAACGAACCGGAAGCGATCGCGGATGCGTCGGCGAAGCGGCTGAATCCGGTGGCGGTCGCGAAGTGCCTCAGCGGGCTCCCGCGATACGCGATCCCGCGAGAATCCACCCGGCTCGTGGCGTTCATCGACGCGGGCGGCGGTGTGGGTCGCGGGCTGTGGTACGGCGTGCTCGCGGCGGACAACGACTTCGGCGGTTCGCTCGTGGACTACGGTGCGTTCCCGCGTCAGGTGCGTTCGAACTTCCTGTCGTCGGACATGCGGCCGGGCTTGGCGGAGCAGTACCCGCACCTCGGGGAGGATGAGCGGCTGTACGCGGGCCTCGGCGCCCTGAGCGAGCAGATCCTTGACCGCCTCTACTACCGCGAGGTGACGGGCGAGCAGCTTCGCGTCGAGCGGCTCGTGATCGACGCCGGCTGGAAGACGCACGTCGTCTACCGGTTCGCCCGCGAATCGCGGTACGCCAACGTAATCCTGCCGTCGAAGGGTGTCGGACGGACGATCCGCACCGGGGCGATCGCCGGCTGGAAGCCTCGGCCGGGCGAGCGGTCGGGATGGCACTGGCGGGTCACGGTGAGCGAGACAGGCCGCGGGCGAATGCTGCAGTTCGACCCGGACATGTGGAAGACGTTCGCGTTCGAGCGGTTCACGACGGTTCCTGGCGGCCGCGGGCGGCTCACACTCTTCGCGAGCGAGCCGGGCGCGGATCCGCCTCGCGCCGCCGATCACGAAATGCTGGCCAATCACTGCGCGGCGGAAGGCGCAAAGCCCGCGATGCTCAAGGGCGACGTGTTCGACAAGTGGGAGGTGATCGCGACGCCGGACAAGAAGAAGCCCGACAACCACTTGTTCGACGTGATTGTCGGATGTCAGGTCGCAGCGAGCGAGCGAGGGCTGGTGTGGTCGCCGGGAGGTGCGTCGGGCGCGACAGAGCCGGCCCGCCCGAAAATCAAGATGAGCGACGTCTACGCCCGCAAGCAGGCTGCTCGGCAATCCGCGATGCGATGAGTCTCGCCAAGCGATCCCGCCGGGCCGATCGACCGCTCGGAATCGAGCGCGGCACCACCGGTGTAACCGCGGCGCGAATTTCACCCGATCCTGCCTACCGATCGACGCGCGACTTGCGAAAGCTGAGAGCAGACGCAAGGACCGCCCTCGTGCCCGACCTCGACGCTGACACGATCGCTGAAGCCGCCCAAGGACCTGCGAGCACCTCGCAGGACGGGCGGAGCGCGACCGCGGTGCCGATTCCGGATCAAATCGAGGCGGCCAAGTTCAAGGCCGCGAACGTCTCCGGCGGCGGGTCGTGGGGCAGCGTGGGCAAGGCGAAAGCGATTCCTCCAGGGCCGCAAGAGTGAGCATGTTCGGGCGAATCCGTGAGGCCATCTTCGGCGGCTCGAAGCCGGCCGCGACCCCGCGCTCGCCCGCGCGGAAGAGCACCCCGGCCCGCGGCCCGCGATCCAGCTTCGACGCCGCGAAGACCACCGCGGACAATGCCGGGCACTGGCTCGGCGCGGACTACCTCGGGCCGAACGCAGCCCTGTCGCCGGAGGTTCGAGCCAAACTCCGCAGTCGCAGCCGGTACGAGCGCGAAAACAACTGCTACCTCGGCGGATTGATCGAGGGCCGCGCCAACGAGACCATTGGCACGGGTCCGCGACTTCAACTCACGCTCCCACCAACATGGACGGACGCGGACTTCCAAGTCCAGCAGACGACCCCGGAAGGCGCGGAGCGAGAAGTCGAAACTCGCTGGCTCGAATGGTCGGAGCAGATCGGACTCGCGGACGATCTGCTGCTCGCGGACGAGACGGAGACCACGGACGGCGAGGTGTTCGTCGCCGCGTTCACGAATCCGGCACTTTCGCCGGACGGAAGCTCGCCGACGCTGGACATCGCGCTTTACGAATCCGAGCAGTGCAGCAACCCGAACGCGAACTGGGGCGACCCGCTGCACCAGGACGGCATCGACTTCGACCGCTTCGGGAACCCCGTCACCTACTGGTTCTTGAACCAGCACCCCGGCGAAACGGCGTGGGCCGGCGGCGACTGGGACGCGACTCCGTTTGAGGCCGAGCGGGTCTTCCACTTCTTCAAGAAGCGGCGTCCGCGAGCGGCCCACGGGATCCCCGGTACCACGCCGGCCCTCCCGCTCGGCTCGAAGATGCGGCGATTCACGGACGCGACCCTTTCGGCCGCCGAGGTGCAGGCCCTGATCGCGGCCGTGCTGACGAATGAGAACACGATGGGGCCGACGGACGGCGCGGAATCGCCGAGCGTCGAGGCGATGGACACGGTGAACTTCGCCCGCGCCCAACTGCTGACGCTCTACGCCGGGCAGGATGTGAAGACGATTACGCCCGCGCAACCGGGGCCGAGCTACCGGGAGTTCAAGGGCGAGGTGCTCACGGAGTGCGGTCGCTCGATCGGCGCGCCTCGCAATGTCTCGACGGGCAGCTCGGCCGAGTACAACTATTCGTCCGGCCGGCTCGACCAGCAAGGCTACCACCGGTCGATCAAGATCCGCCGCGACCGCATCCGCCGCATCATCCTCGACCGCCTGTTCCGGCTGTGGCTCGCCGAGGCGATTCTCATTCCCGGCTATCTGCCCGCCGATCTGCCGCCGACGAACCTCTGGCGGTGGAAATGGCGGTGGGACGGCTTCGCCAGCATCGACCCGCTCAAGGACGCGAACGCAGCGAAGATTCGGAAGGAATCCGGCCTCACGACGATGGAGCGGGAGTGCGGCGAAGTCGGCGAGGACTGGGAAGAGGTGATCGAGCAGCAGCAGCGAGAGCGCGATAAGTGCCTCGCCGCCGGCCTGCCCGACCCTTACGCCCCGTCGAACACGCCGCCTGTGCCGCCCATCGACCCGAACACCGTGGACCCAACGGAGGCACCAGCGAATGCGGCCTGACCTCCACCTTGACAAGCATCTCGCCGCGATCGTGCGATGGAGCACGCCGCCGGGCCAGACGCCACCGGAACCGGTTTCGCTCGTCATGCACCAACTGTGGTGCCTGTACGGCGCGGCCGTGCATCAGACCGAATCCCGCGGCCCGGACCTGACCGTTGTCGAACCGGCGAAGAACGGCAAGAGCATCGCTCGCGTGCAGATTCGCGGCGTGATGTTGGACGGCCGCTCTTACTGGGGAACCTCGACGCCCGACCTCACGCAGGCGGTGAGCCGCGCGGCAAACGATCCGAATATCTCGGGCATCATGCTCGAGATCAACAGCCCCGGCGGGCAATCGGCCGGAGTCGAATCTCTCGGCTCGACCATCGCGGACGCCCGCCGAAAGAAGCCGGTGTGGGCGAGCATCGAAGGCGTCGGAGCTTCGGCCGCATACTGGGCCGCGAGCCAGGCCGACATGGTGTACGCCGTGAACAAGTCGAGCTTCGTCGGCTCGATCGGCACCTACCTGAGCTTCTACGACTCGTCGAAGGCCGCGAAAGATGCGGGCGTGGAAGCTGTCGTCTTCGCCACCGGATCGCTTAAGGGCGCGGGCATGACGGACGGAAGCCCGCTGACGGAAGAACAGCGGACCTACTTCCAGGGGCTCGTGAATGCAATTCAAGGCAGCTTCGATTCCGCCGTGAAAAGCGGGCGAGGCCTGAACCAGACGCAGTTGAACGCCGTCAAGAGCGGCGCGGTGTTTCCCGCGAGCGAGGCCATGAGCCTGAAGCTCATCGACGGGATTCAACCGGCATCGAAAACACTGGCCGGCCTGATGGCCGCCAAGTGAAGTTTGACGAGGGCCGTGCGGCGGATGTCGTGCGGCCAATGATGCGGGGCTGACTCGGGAGTAGCTACCCGAGGGAAGCTGCAACCTTCGTGACCCGTTGCAGGGGTCGCGCGGCGTTCGCCGTGCGGCCCTCGTTTCGTTTCCAACGGGTTTCTCGAAGGGGGCTACCGTGCTCGATTTCAACGCCTGGCTCACGGCGAAGGGCTTCGACCCGGCGAGCCTCACTGAATCGCAAAAGACCGCGCTGCAGGCCGCATGGCGTGCCGAACAGAATCCAGCCCCCACGCCGCCTCCGGCACCCGCGCCGCAACCCGCTCCGTCCAGCGGCGACACCACCTACGAGGCGAAGGTGAAGGCTGCCGAGCAGGAGGGCGAGCGGCAGGATGCGATCCGCACGCTCACGCTCGCGGAGATCGAAAAGCACAAAGGCCAACCCGAACGCATCAAGGAGCTGCGTTCGCTCTGCGAGGCCGCGTGCAACGACACGTCCTGCACCCAGCAGGCGTTCCAACTCAGCCTGCTCCGCACCGGCCGCTTCGCCGGCCCGCTCGTGTACTCCACGAGCAAGCCGAAGGTGGACAACGAAACCGTCGAAGCCGCGGTGTGCATGTCCCACGGCCTGCCGAACATCGACAAGAAGTTCAGCGAGCAAACGCTCGAATCCGCCCACAAGCAGTTCAGCCGCGGCCTCACACTGCGAAAGCTGATGATGCTCGGCGCGCAGGCCAACGGCTACCGCGGCGACGACTCGGATTACGTCGCCGTGATGAAGTCCGCGCTCCGCAGCGACGGCTACGACATGATGTCGAGCGTCGGGCCGTCCACCGGCATCCAAGTGCCCGGCATCCTCGGGAACACCGCGAACAAGTTCCTCGCCGCGTCGTTCATGAACGTCGATCAGTCGTGGCGGGGCATCGCGAAGATCCGCCCGGTGAACGATTTCAAGCAGATCACGACCTACCGCATGGGCGGCTCGAACACGTTCCTGCGGGTCGCACCGTCCGGTGAGATCAAGCATGGGGCGTTGAGCGAGACGAGCTACACGAACCAGGCGAAGACTTTCGGGCGGTTGCTCGGCATCAGCCGCGAGGATTACATCAACGACGACCTCGGCGCCTTCGTGACCGTCACGCAGGAACTGGGCCGCGGGGCCGCCGACGCGCTGAACAACATCTTCTGGGCCACGTGGCTCGATGACTCCACCTTCTTCCCCACCGACAAGTCGAAGCTCAACTACGACGACGGCGCCACGGATTCCGTGCTGTCGCTCGTCGGCCTCGACAACGCCGAGTCGATCTTCGCCGTGCAGACGAAGCCCGACGGCACCCCGCTCGGTGCGACGCCGAAGGTCCTGCTCGTGCCCGCCGCGTTGAAGAACACGGCGATGGCACTCATGACCAACGCTCCGCTCGTGGTGGGCACGACGCCCGCCAGCGGCCCCGGCGTGAACGTCTTCGCCGGCCGCTACGCGGTGGTGGCCTCGCCGTACCTGCATCGCACCAGCCTGAACGACGAGAACGGTGTCAGCCAGACCGTCACGGGCTCGAGCACCGCGTGGTATCTCCTCGCCGATCCGATGGACATCCCCTGTATCGAGGTGGTGTTCCTCAACGGCAAGGACACGCCGACCGTTGAAACCGATCAGTTCGAGTTCGACCGCCTCGGCCTCGCGACCCGCGCGTACTTCGACTTCGGCGTCACGAAGCAAGAGTACCGTGGCGGCGTGAAGCTCAAGGGTGCGGCGTGATCCACGGGTGAGGCATCCCAACGCCGGGCGCAAGCCCGGCGATTCCTGAACCACAAAGGCAGACGCGATGAGCACGGTGCGACTCAAGAAGGACCAGGGCGGCGACAAGGCGAACGCGATCGTCTCGCGTCCGTTCACCGTCGCACAATCTCTCGTCGCCTCGGGCGTGGCGGAATACCTGCCGCAGCCCAAGCAGGCCATCGACACGAAGCCGGCGGTGTCCACCGAAGCCGAGCGGCATGCGGCGGAGATCGCCCGCCTGAACGCGCTTCGCACGTCCGACATCGCGGCTCTTCGCGACGAGCACGCGGAGACGGTGAAGAAGCTGGAGAAGGAGCACGAGGCTGCGGTGCGAAAGCTCACTGCCGAGTTCGAGGCTGCGAACGCCACCATCACCGAGATGCAGGCGAACAAGGGCGGAAACAAGAAGTAACCGGGCTTCGGCCCTTCACAGTCTTTCAAGGGGATCGATCATGGCCGAGCCGGAATTCTTCACGGAGCAGTGCGGCGAAACCATCAACTGGACCGCGGACGGCACCTACACGAAGGGCGACGTGATCCAGGTCGAGAACGGTCGCCTCGGCGTCGTGCAGGCGGACTGCACGAGCGGCCAAGTCGTCGCCGTGGACACATCGGCCGGAACCATCGGCCGGATGCCGAAGACCGCGAGCATCGCGATCCTTTCGGGCGGCCGCGTCTTCTGGGATCACTCGGCGAACAAGGCGCACTTCAAGAAGGTCAACGACCGCGACTTCTACGCCGGCCGTGCATCGAAGGATGCGGCGGCGAGCGACTCCTACGTGTGGGTCGCGATCAACATCAATCCACCCGCCGACATCGACATGCTCAACCGCGACGGGGCCCTGTCCGTCGCGACAGGGACGCAAGCCCTCGGCGGCTTCCTTCCGCCGCAGAGCTACGGCGGCTCGAAGGCACTCGCGCTCACCGGCACGGCCGAGGTGCAGTGCGTGGACATGCTGAGCGTGGACAAGTTCTCGGTGGACGCTCAGCCGATTGCGGAGTTCGTGTTCCGTCCGGCGGCCAACGGCTCGACCAACGCCGTGGACTTCAACGTCGGCCTCGCGAACGGCACCAGCACGAGCGATGCCGACGCCGTGACGGAGCACGTTTACGCCCACGTGGACGGCGGCTCGACCGCCATCAACGCGCAGTCCAAGGACGGCACTACGACCGTGGCCGCTGTGGACACGACGAAGACGATCTCGGCCGGTTCCGCGGTGGCGAATCGCACCGAAGTCTGGTTCGACGCCCGCGACAAGTCGAACGTCAAGATCTACGTGGACGGCGTTCGCGTGAACACCGGATCGACGTTCACTCTTGCGGCGGCGTCCGGGCCTCTCGGTCTGCTCGCCCACCTCGAGAAGAGCACCGGCACGGCGACCGCCGGGCCGATCTACATCGACCGCGCGGAAGCCCGGCTCTCGCAGTGATGATCCCGCCCGGCTCCGGCCGGGCCTGTTTGCGGGGTGGAGCAGCGGTTAGCTCGGCGGGCTCATAACTCGCAGGTCGCAGGTTCGAGTCCTGCCCCCGTAATTTCGGCGAATTCCTTCGGATCGAGGCCCGCCCGTGGCGGACACGAACGGTTACGTCCGTGATACCAACGACGTCCGCGTGACGGCGGCCGCGGCTGTCGCCGTGGGCGAGTGCTGGCAGATGAAGGACGGCCGCGCCGCCATCTATGCCGACACCCAGGCCGCACAGGCCGGCGATCGCACACGGTGGAAGGCGAACGGGCAGGTCGCCTTCACGAAAGCAGCCGGGTTCGTCGGGCTCGATGGCAACCGCGCTTACTGGGACCACTCCGAGAACAAAGTCTCGTGGCGGAAGCAAAGCGATCGCGACTTCTATCTCGGGCGATTCGTCGGCGATTCGGTCTCGGCCGCCACGGAATGCGTGATCAACCTCAACGTCGATCCGCGTCCGGACATCGATCTGCTCCGTGACGGGTTCCAGTCGGTCCTTGTTGGCACCCCGGCCGCCGGCGGATTCGGTTATCCGGTGAGCCTCGGCGGGTCGCTGGTGTTCGAACTGTCCGCCACGAGCGAAGCGCAGAAGGTCGATGCGCTTGGCGTGGACGGCTTCGCGAAGGGCTCGAACGCGATCGTCGAGATCGTGTTTCGTGTCCTGAATGACGGAGCGGCCGGAGGCCAGGACATCAGCCTCGGCGTCGCGAATGCGACTCACGCGAGCGACGCGGATGCAATCGCTGACTCAGTGTTCGTTCATCTCAACGGCGGCGACGTGAACGTGTACGTCGAGTCCGACGACGGCACCACGGAGGTGGCCGCGACGGACAGCGCGACGGACTACACCGAAGGCTCGGATCTCGCGAGCCGCATGGAGGCATGGTTCGATTTCCGCGATCCAGCCGACGTGCAGGTGTATCTCAACGGATCGAACGTGTTGCCGAACAGCGTGTTCAACGTTGATGCGTTCGCCGGGACGTGGTTCCCGCTGATTCACGTTGAGAAGGCGAGCGGCACGGACGTGTACAAGATCGCGATCGACCGGTTCACGGTTCGGTTCAGCGAGCAGAACGGGAGCGCGTGACATGAATGCGAGCGAATCGCTGGCCCGCTTGAGGGCGGCCGTCGATGCGAACAAGAGCCATCCGGAATCGGAGATCCGGCGGCTGAGCAACGGCAAGGAAGAGAGAGTCTTCGGCCTCACGGAAGTGTTCGCCGTGGATGTCGTCGCCGTTGCGAAGTCCGTCGCGGGTTTGCCCGCGGAACTCAAGCCGTACTTGGACGGCGCCGAGAACGCTGGCGACATCCCGATCATGCAGCCGACCCACGCCCTGCGGAAGTTGGTGCAGATCGCCGGCGGGAATCCGGCCTCGGCGAAGGATACGCCCACGAAATGAAGCCGCCGTTCAACAATTCAGCCGCCTGGTTGAACTCGATGCTTGGCAAAGCCTATGGGCTGTCGGCGGCTTACACGCGTGGAGCGGTAACGCTCACGCTGTCCGAAGACGATGGCTCGATTACGGCGGGCGACAACCAGTTTCGCGAGATGCGGAACGGCGGTCCGCGAGCGGTTTGGGGTGAGCGGACCTACCTGATCGTCGCGAGCGCGTTAGGCGAACTCGGCGAACCGCAGGAGGGCGACCGCATCACGGAAATCGTCGGCGGCGAGTCGTGCGTGTTCGAGGTGGCCCCGGGCGGAAACGGCGAACCGGCGGCGAGGTGGTCGGATGTTGAGCGCACGGTGTGGCGGGTCAACACCAAGCGGGTGGGCTGAGATTCATGGCTACGAGCCGCGACCTGACGCTGATCGACCAACTGGTGTCGGTGCTCGACGAGGCCTGGGAGCCGGAGGCTCCTGACGCTGTGAGCCGCGAGTACCTCGCGGATGTCAGCGAGAAGGACTTGAAGGACTTCACCGGGCGACGGGTGCTCCTCTTCCCGATGGAGTACCAGAGCGACGACGAAAACCGCGCCGAGAACCGCTACGGCTACCGCGTTGGCGTCACCGTGCTGGAGCGGTTCGAGGATGCCGACAAGGCGACCAGTGCGGCGGTGAAGGCCTGGCTCGACGAACGACTGGACTTCGTCGAGACGCTGCTCATCGACGGCTTCGACTACGGCAATGGCGGTTTGTTGGAGTTCAGCGGGCGTCGAGTGTGGACGGAAAGCATCGAATGCCAGCAGCGGTACGACGTGGACCTGCTTGCCGAGAAGAAGCTGTTCCGGTGCGACGTAGCGTTCGTCTTTCGTGAAATCCAGTAAGGAGCCCGACCAATGTCCGAAGCCTCAGCCGTCCAACCCGGTATCCTCGCGAAGGTGTACCGGAACACGGGCACCTACGGCTCGCCGACATGGGCCGCGATCGGGCTCGTGCGGAATGTGTCGCCGTCCGCCAAGTGGGACCGTGGCGACGCGAGCATTCGTGCGACGCGGGCCAAGCTCCAAGAGAAGACACAGATCGCCATCAGTGGCACCATCGAGTGCCGCGCCGATCCGGCGGACGCCGGCTATCAGGCGCTCTTCGACGCCGCGATGGGCGACTCGACCGCGGCCATCGACCTGATGATCATCGGCGGCCCGATTACGCAGGAGGGCGTGAAGGGCGTCCGGGGCTACATGAACCTCGACTTCGAGGACAACCACAGCATCAACGAAGTGGTGTACACAACGTTCGCTTACGATCCTGCGTGGAATGCAGCGGGCTATCCGGCGAAGGTCGAGATGGGCGCGGCGAGCACGCCCACGCTCACCCAATACTGAGCGGGGTGAGCCGTGGCGGTTGTCGTCGAAGAGGATGTCACATCTCGTTCGTTTGAGGTCACCGCGCGCGGTGCGGTGATGACCGCGAAATACGTCTGTTGGGGCACGCAGGACGAGGTCGAGCTTTACAACGCGGTGCGAGCCGAGTCCCCGGCGTACACGACGACCGGGCTCGTGCGCACAAAGATCGGGCGGGCGGACTTCCGCGGCGGACGGCTCGCGTATGTCCCGGTGGAGTACGGCACAGGGGAAGGCAACCCGAACTCGGACATCCCCGCCGGCGAGACCCCAGACGACTCGACGCCGCCCGCCACGCCGGAACTGGATCAGAATCTCTCGCCGAATCAGTCGTTCAGCACGACGGGCGGCACGACGCACATCCTGCAATCGCTGGAGACACGGGAGCGGGTTCGCGCGGACGATTTCGGCGGGGGCAACGCTCCCGACAACCAGCGAGCCATCGGCTTGCGCCGAGACGGCGTGGACGGGTGTGACATCACCACCGGCGTGATGCGGTACAGCTTCACGCTGCAGCGAAACCGAGTCTCGCTCAACGACATACGGGCGTGGATGCGGCTGACGGGGAAAACCAACAACGCGACGTGGAAGGGGTTCAAACGCGGCGAGATGCTGTTTCTCGGGTGCGAGGGTCAAGACTCGGCGTTCGGCGGTTGGACCGTGACGTTCCAATTCGCCTATTCGGAGGATTGGCCCGCGGGCGACGCCCGATGCACGATCCGCACCGGCCTAGCGATCACGAGCAAGCGAGGGTGGGATCACCTCTGGATCGCGTACCAGGACTCGGTGACCAGCGACCAGCTCTACCCGCTTCCGAAGGATGCCTACGTCGAGCGGGTGTACGAGGAAGCGAATTTCGGCAGCATCGGGATCGGCTCATGAAGGGCGTGACGTTTCAAGGGCTGTTCTTCGACACAGAGAAGGTCAAGAAGCTTCTCGATGCAAATGAACTGAAGTGGCTGAATCGGGCCGGGGGCTACATCCGGCAAACGGCGAAGCGATCGATCAAGTACGCCGCTGACGTCGCTCCGGTGTTGAAGGCGATGGGCAAGGCCGCCCCGGAGCAATGGTCGATGCCGGGTCACCCGCCGCTGGCTCATCGACGCGGCAACTTCGAACGATTCGTACGAGTGGGCGGTCGAACCAAGAAACAGGACTCAAGCCCGCTTCGGGAGATGATCTTCTACGGGTTCGATCCGCGAACGCGATCCGTCGTCGTCGGGCCGGCAATCTTCCGCCGTGCGCGCGTTCCGGGGCTTGTTCCGCGAATCTTGGAGCACGGCGGGACCGGGAAGTATGCGGACAAGAAGGGCAAGATTCGGACCGGCACTTGGAAGCCGCGGCCGTTCATGCGGCCCGCGCTCAAGGCGTCGCTGGACGCCATTCCGAACATCATCCGCATGTCGAGGTGAGCATGGCGAAGTTCAAGGATGCAACCGGGCGAGAGTGGACGATTGCGATACCCGACTTCACGGCCGTCATTCGGCTTCGCGAGGCGGGCGTGATCGACCTCAACAAAGTCGGCAACGATTCCGGCGCGTTGTTCGACCTGCTCCACGGCGACGCCGAGGCGATGATCCGCATCGCTCACACCATCTCGGGCTCCACCGAGCCGGTCGAGACGCTGCTCGCGGCGGTCACGGCCGAGGTGCTGGACGACATTCGCGAGGCGGTCCTCGGGGCCATCGTCGATTTTTTCCACCACCGGCGAGCGGCGGAAATCATGAAGGGCCGTCTCGCCGCGGTGATGCTGGGCAAGATCGCTGGCTCGAATGCGACGGATGTGAACTCGCCGGTTACGTCGGTGTGAATTATCGCGAGTTCTCCATCCGCGAATTGTTCTGGATGGCGCGAGGCAAAAAGCGGCACCTCGGCGAACTCGTTGAGCCGGAGTCGCCGGAAATGGCTCGGATCGTGGCGTGGCAGCAGCAGCGGAAGTGGAACGTGATTCACTCGCGGCGATGAGGTGAGGCGATGCCGATCAGCGGGATTGGTGGCGGGTCATCCTCCGGAGGCTCGTCCGACGTTCGCGCCGGCGGCGCCTTCGTCGAAATCTACGGCAAGGACAAGCTCACGAAGCAACTGGATGGCCTGAAATCTTCCGCGAAGTCGCAGGTGATGGGACTTTCCAAGCTAGTGGGCGGCTTCGCGCTGTTGGATATCGCAAAGACGGGGGCCGAAGCCGCGATCGGCATGAACCGATTCAACGCCTCGATGGAAGAAGGTGAGCGGATCACGGCGCGGCTCGAAGAGGCCCAATCGCAGCTGCGCGACCGGATCTTCGAGAAGGTCGGCGGCAAGATGAAGCTGCCCGTCGAGATCATCCCGGAGGGATTGGAGCGGGTCAACTTCCTCGAGAAGCAACTGGAGCAGACGCAAAAGAATCTCGCAATCACTGGCCAAAACGCGGACAAGGCCAACGAGAAGGTGAAGAGCCTTGCTGGCGGGGCGAATCTCTTCATCGAGAAACTGCCATTCGCGGGATCCGGACTCGAAGTGGATCGGGCCGAAGCGAAGGGCCAAGCGGACGAACTGAATAAGCGGCGCGACGCCCTTCGCGGACTGACCGAGGCGCTTCGGGAGCAGATCGCGGCCCAAAAAGCCAAAGGGCCGCGGTTCGAGTGGCTCGGGTCGTTTGAAGAGATGGAAAAGAGCCTCAAGACGCAGTACGAAACGCTCGGCATGACCGCCGACGAGGCTCTGCTCTACAAGATGCAAATTGAAGGGGCGGCGAAGGGTGTGAAGGGGCTTGACCACACGCTGGAGCAGGCCAGGGACCGCATGAAGATGATTGCGGACAAGGATGCGTTGCTCAAGGCAAAAGAGGCGTTCAAGTCGTTCGATGCGGAGCTGGAGTTCCGTGTAAAGACGGCCGGCATGACCCCGGAGCAGATCCAGCTTGAACGCCTGAAGGAGCAGCACAAGAGCTGGCTCGATGCCGCGGGCAACGGAGCCGAAGGCATGGCTCGCCGCGAGGGCTTGATGGGCCTCGCGAAGCACTTGGAGAACCTTGCGGCGGCGAAGGACGAGAAGCCGGTCGATGTCCGCCTTGAACGCTCGGTCGCGGGGATGTTCGGCGGCGATACGCGGTCGTTTGGAACAGTCGGACAATTTCGCCGTGACGAGTTGCCCGCGAAGGTGGATGAGTCGAACACATGGCTCGGTCGCATCTTCGGAGCCGTCTCGGTCAACGACAAGCCGGCGGCCATGCCGAACATGAAGCCGCCGCCGCCTCCCGAGGCACCGAAGTTGAGCGCGCCGAGCCTTGTTGCACCAGCACTGCCGAAACTGGAGGTTCCCAACCTCATCCCGCAGCAGCCGAACGGTCGCGAGATGCGGATCAACATGCCCAGCGTGAAGGCGGGGCAGGATGTGAAGCAACTGGAGGACCTGAACCGCACGGGCAAGGAGCAATTGACCGTGCTCAAGCAGATTCAGTCCGGCGGCCCGCTGACCTTCCGCTGATAGGCGGCGAGTTGAAACACGATTCCGAGCAGCACGAGGAAGCCGCCTGCGGCAATGTCGATGAGCGAGTCGCGATTCCAGCCGACGAACGCAAACGCGATGCCCGCGGTAACGATCGCGGCAGGAAGGACGAGCGGAAGGCTTCGAGATCGAACAGGCTTGGGCGACTCCGGCCATCCCGACGCGGGCGGCGGCAACTCCGGCCTCGGTTCTTCCGGCGGCCACGGAGTGGAACGCGAGCAGTTTGGACAACGAGCGTCGCCAATGAATCCGGCCGGAATGCCGAACGGCTCGCGGCAGTGACGACAAGCGATTCGCTTCATGGGATTGGATTCGCAGGATGCCCGATAACCTTCAGCACGTTCAGCCCGGCGCGCCGTTCGAGCCTTCCGCGGCGACGTGGAACGAGTTCATCGACGCCGCTCGCGCCGTCAAGGATCACCGGTCGCAGCGCGGCGAGAACGCCCTCAACGCGCTGATTCAACCGCATAACACCTGCCTCGTCAAGTACGACGCCTCGACCGGCTCCACCCTCGCCGCGTTCTCGACGCTCTCCTACGGCACGCCCCTCATCGATCCGAGCGCGGCAGCTTCCGACCGACTCCTCGCAAGCAAGCGGCCCGCGATCGCCGGGGTAACACCGTCTGCGGCAACCGCCAACCGACCGTTCCTCATCACGATGGAGCCGATTCAAGGCGGCTCGCTTGGCCGAGCGGTCGCCTCAGGCCTTGCTGTTGTCCAAGTCTCTGTCTCGTCCGCGTCCCACTGGCGGGCCAAGCCGTCCGCCGGCGTCACGGCGAATCTCGTGTCCGCGGCGTCCGGCGGCGTGCCGATCCTCTGGAAGGAATCCGGAACAGGCACCAAGTGGGCGATGGTGCTGCTCGACTTCGGGGACGACAGCCGCTCCGCCGACTGCTCAGACATGCTCGGCCTCGTCCGTGCCGACAAGTGCCTCCGCATGACGATCACCGAGGTGCAGGGCTCGTGCTCCGACATCGACACCACGCAAACGGCGGACCTCACCTACGACGCGGCGGAAGAAGCCCTCATCTCGGCGGACCTGCTCTACGGCTGTCCGCCCGGTGTGACGACAACGATCTGCAGCACCGGTGCCCCGAACAAGTTCAACATCGTCGTGGCCGGGTTCGGTGCGCCCAACACCAACTTGAACCAGTCGTACACCGTCACGCACACGACGGGCGAAATCTGGACCGCGACGAAGGGCGGCGTCACGGTCACGGCGACTCGCATCTCGGGCGGGTGGACGCTGAGCCTCGACGACGGCACGGTGACGGTGACTTACGACACCACGGGGATGGACGTTTGCTGCTCCACGGTGACGTTCGACCTGTTGGCCGACGACGGCACGACGACGGCCCCGGCCACGCTGAGCATGACGATTGCTACCGCGTGCGGCGACGGCCCGAGCTACACGCCTCGGCTGGAACGGGTGAGCGGCGACTGCGGGCTGTGCCTCAAGTTCACTTGGGTGCCGACGGCCGGAAGCGGCTCGCGCGTGATCCCGTGGAAGCAGGTTGGGTGCGGGGAGGATGCCGATGGCCAGCCCTACATCGAGTTCGCGACCGATGACCCGGTGATCTGCACGGGGACGGACGGGGCGGCCTGCACCGGGAACAAGGTGGTGGCGCGGCTGACATGCTCGACATGCCCATGCGAGTGCGGCGGCAACGAAGTCGAGTTCTCGACGGCTGGCTGGTACAAGGTAAGCGGCAACTTGCAGGGCGCATGCTGCGAGTATTTCTCTTCGGCCCCCGTTGGCCGAACCATGTGCACAGGACCGTTTTCGACGCAAGGATCGTGCGAAGACATCTGTGACGATAACGGATGGGATGGGCCGGGCTACTACTGCACTGAGGGTGGGTGCCAGTTCTTCGCCAACGACCCCGGAAACGGTGTCTACCTCTGTGCGGGGCCATATGCAACAGTCGATGACTGCACCACGACTGGATGCGACAACGGAAACACTCTGATCGCCTGCGGGGGCACGCCGTCGCCGAAGTGGGTGAAGATCAAGGTTTGGATTGCGACCGACAACGAGTGCGCCGGACTCGGCGATTGGTTTCCATCGGTGGTCGAGGCTCTCGTCGAGGTTCCCGCAAGCGGCTCAACTACAGTCACGTTGAACGGCCCGGCGGTTCTGCAGCAGCCGCCCGCGAACTATTGGGATTGGGACTACACGAAACTGTGGTCTGAGGGGCAGGACATCAACCTCAAGGGCCCTCCGGTCTGGGCGGCGTCTCTCCTTATTGGCTGCGATGGAAGCGGTGGGTACAGTGCTGGCGTCGATCCCGGCGACGGCCCCGCCGTCAGCGCGCCGGGCCAAGTCAATCTTGCCACCTACGTCCATGGCGGGGCTGACATGGTGCTCGACGTGGTGGACGGGCCAAACTACGGGCCGTTTTCCGTCGAGTACAAGGCTACGGTTCCAGTCGATTCCACGCCGGGCTCGTGCAATTACGGAGTCGTCGGCCCGCCATTCAACAAAGCCAAGTTCCATGTGCGGATCGAGGCGGCTTCCGCCGGGTGCGCCACGGATCGCAACATTCCGTCCGAAGGGGGCGGCACGACGGAGTACTTCGTGTGCCGCGACGGGCTGTGCGTCCAATGCACCGACCCGACGCCCGGCAGCTTCAATTGCATTCCCGGCGTCGGCTGCGTGGAGGTGTTCGACGGGAGCGGCGAGTACGCAACGCAAACGGCCTGCCTCGCGTCCTGCGGTTCCACAGGCGGCGGGGGTGGCGGGCCGACATCGAACTGCGGCAAGGGCTCCGGGTCCGGCTCGGATTCGATGGCGATCACGGGCGGCACCAAGGCGGGCACCTATGCCGGGACGTGGCACGCTGGTGCTCCCGATTACGAATCTTTCGACGTAGGCTTCGTCGTCGTGCTGGAGTTCTTCTCCGGGGCGTGGCACCTCGTCTGGACTGAGGGCGGCACCATCCACGACATCACCGCCGATTCGGGAACCTGCTCGCCGTTCAATCTCGTGTTCAGTGGCGGGCCGGGCGGGGCCACAACGACGGAGATCAACCCGTAATGTCGTGCTCGTGCGATGCACTCGGATTGAAGACGTGCCGACACCGTGAGCCCGCTAGGGCCGTTGCGAAACCGGCCACGAAGCCCGCGCTGCCCACCTATCCCTGCATCTATCGCGGCGACCCGACCGGCGAGCGGACACAATGCGGGACGTGTGGCGGCGGCGTGCAGTTGCCGGTGCAGGCCTGCTCCCTCAAGGGCCGGTGCGTGGTCGCGAAGTCGCCGAAGGATGCGTCCATCGCGTGCTGCAAGGACTGCAAAGAGCGGGTGGAATCCCCGCCGACCGCAGCCGCCGCGCTCAATGCGGCTGGCACCGACAAGCATCGCATTCACGGCTACGGCCCGATGTACGACTCGCTCACGCAGGGGCGCGACATCCGCAGTATCCTCGAAGTTGGTGTGCTCCGCGGCGATTCGATCCGCGCGTGGCGTCGCCTGTTCCCGCGGGCTGAGATCGTCGCCGCAGATGCGGACCCGGCTGCGGAATCGCGTGTCGCTGGCATCCGCGGCGTCCGGTTCGTGCGGCTGGACGTGTCGGATTCTGCCTCGCTCGCAGAGTTCGCTCGCGATCATCGCGACCGCTTCGACCTTGTGATTGACGACTCCACGCACAAGGCGGCCCATCAACTCGCCGTGAAGCGACATCTGCTGCCATGCGTTCGGCCCGGCGGCGTGATGGTGATCGAGGACGTGCCGAACGACGCTGCGGTGGCCGCGCTTGGCGGCAAGGTGTGGGACTTCCGCGAGGCCGGCCGATGGGACTCGCGCGCCGTGAGCATCGAGCGACCGGTGCGGCCGCGCGCCCTGCTCTGCGGGCAGTATCTGGAGCGGGACGGTGCTCCGATCATCCTCTCGAATCTTGCACGCAACCTGCCCGCATGGGACGTGGCGTTGCACTCGCCGCACGGTGGCCCGCTGCGAGCGGAGATCGAGGCGGCCGGAATCCCCGTGAACATTGGTCGCGAGCCCGACCTCGGCGGCGTCGATCTTGTCGTGGCCAACACGCTGGCATCGGCCTACGCCGTCCGTGCCGCGAAGGAAGCGGGCGTGCCGTGCGTGTGGCTGATCCACGAGTCTGATCCTGTGATGTGCGGGAACTTGGACGACGTTCGCGACCTGATCGGCTATCCGAAGCTCGTCGTGTTCCCGTGCCAGGCAACGGCGGACGCTTACGCGGGGCTCCGAGTCGATGGCGTGCGGATCGTGCCGAGCATCGTGCCGCCGGTGCCGCCGCGAACGGTGCAGCGGGTGGGCGACCGGTTCCATGTTGTCACATTCGGCCGCGACGAGCCGCGCAAGGGTCAAGCCGACATCCGCGCCGCTGT